TTAGTTAAATAGGTCGGTTGATGTGAGGAAACGACCGCCCCATAGGGATTTTTGAACCACTTGTGGTGATTCCTGTACGATCTCGCCTAGATCGCCAGACTTGCGGAAAGCGGTGTCTTGTTCTACAAGATCTACTCGCTTGCCAAACTCGTTAAAGTTATTCTTGATACCGTTAACATCTGATGTTACTGCATCAAGAGATTTTGTTACTGCTGTTACCTTCTCATTAAGAGATTTGATAGTTGCAGCAAGATCGCCAAAGGCATTAGTAAGAGAAGTATTAATTTCTGAAACTGCCTTAGCAACTTCTTCTTTAACGTCTGCAATAGATTTTTCTACCACATTCTCTACCTCAACTGTTGTTTTTGCAACAGAAGAGTCTGCACTAGCATTGTCTGATTTAGCAACAGCAAGTTCTTCAACTGCTGGTGCTTCTTCAGCGACTGCAAGGGTTTCTGTTGCTTCTGCAACAACTTTTTCTGCTTCTGCAACAACTTCTGTTACTGCTTCTGCATTTACCTCTGCTGGCTGTGCCCCTGGAGCAACCTCTGCATTTTCAACTGCAGTTTCTGCAACTGCTTCTATTGATTCTGTCATTAGATTTACCTCCTTAGTAATCTTAATTGCATTAATGCCTTTAGCACTATCAACTAAGAATTTTATCATTTCTGCATTATCTTTATCGTTCTTTTCTATAAAGCCAATGTTTTGCATTTTGTTTCCAGTTACTGGACTTGTTACTGAATCAGAATCTGAAACCATAACAATGCCGTTTTCTGAATCCCAAAACACGTTTTCAATTTCTGTTTTTGACAAGTATCCATCTACTACGTTTTGCCCATTTACCTTTTCAATAGATAGAATATTTGCAAACTGGTTTGCTGGATTATCTACAAGAGATAACTCATGCAGTTCATATGTTTTAATTACACGAATTGTTTTATCAATTTTTTCATCATAAGCGTCATCCCAAGTTTTTATGTTTCCACCAATTGAAAATCCAGTGTATGTTCCATCTAAAACTTTTTCCCAAGCATCTTGTGCACCTTTAGAAACATACGCAGATACGTAAACTCCACTATAAAACTTTTTGTCATTTGGATCAAAATATTTATCTTCTTTAAAAGAAACAATCTTTCCTACTGCGCTGGGCTGATGCATTTCACGAAGATTGCCACGGAAGTTTTTAAAAGCCTCTACACTAGATTCTGTTGTAACTATGTCGCCTTGACGATCAACATTATCAAGCGTAGCAAAGCCAGACACCATACGGCGTTCAACATCCACTTTTCCAATGGGCATTGAAAGGCGAACATTGTCACCTTTAGTTTCCCAATGAGCCTTGTTTATTAACATAACGTTATAATTATAGCACTGCTTTATACAGTTTTCTCAACTATTGAGACGATCTGCCTTCGCCTTGGGGATTGCGTCCAGATATTGTAGTTGGTGAATCAGAATTATTATTTGTTCTTTCTGAATCTCTTTGGCGAGTACCCGCCAAATTTGCTCTAGAGTCAGTTGCTTGTCTTGGCGACATAACAAAAGGATCATCCCCATCTGCTCTTTGTGGCAAGTCTAATTTTTCACGAGCCTCATTTGGAGTCATAACCTGAGTCTTAACATAACGCTCAATAATCTGAGATTGAGCAATTTCATCAGTAAGGGTAAGTTCATTAAATTTAAGTTCAAGAATATCTGTTTTTTCCTTAATAATCTTATTAACTACCTTTTCAAGATGTTTTTGTGCTGGACGAGAGACCTGCTCTTTAAATGTACGATCTTGTGAAAGTGCTGCTGCAATACCTGAATCAGAACCACCAAGTTTAGAAATTGGAACCTGATGTGCAATTAAAATATCATCACGGTTTTGTTTGCGGTACTCCTTAAATGAGCCGTCCTGAATACCGTTTTCAATTGGTTCCATCTTAAACTCAACCTTATTACCGTCTGTATCTCCAGGAAGTGGGATATAAAGAGTTCTATGGGATTGAGCCTTAAGTCCAGTCTGTAAAAATCTAAACATTTTATCTTCGGCATCGCCAGATAATTTTGCACCCTTTAATGTTACTACATATCTTGGAACCGCCTTGTTTTCAAAGTAGTCAATATTGTATTGAGATGCCAACTGGTCTCCAATTAAAGACGGCATTGCTGCAACAATATCTGGAATTCCATAGAATGTATTTAAAGGAGAGTATTCTTTAAGATGAATAATCTCATTTGGTCTTGGATCTGTGCCCATAGGGTTTGCATTTCTTGCTCCAAAGTTTCTAAAATAAACTACCTTTTGACCAATAATTTGAATAAAACCATCACGTAAACGACGTACACGAACAGTAGTTGCTGGAATATGTCCAACATATCCAATATCTCCAGCCACTGTTCTACCTACTTCAATAAAACCATTACCAGTTGCTTGAAGATCTGTATAAACCTTTTCCATAGTTTTTGTAAAACTGTCATCATCATTTAAACTTTCTAACCAATCACGCAACTGTATCTTTGCTCTTTCAATACGATTACGAGCACGATCTACCGCTGCTTGATCTTCGTTCATTTCAAACCTTAACATGGTTCTGTCTGAAATATCAAAGCGATATCCAAGACCGACTACGTTTTCTACCTTAGCGTCAATAGCAGCATGGTTAGCAAATGATGTGTCATAAAAGTTGGCTAATTCGTACATGTTATATGGAGGAGTGATTACATCAAATAGTCCGTAACCATTTCTATATACCGTGCCAGGATTGATTTGCTTTGAACTTGCATCTACTCCTGAAGGTGTAACATTTGCTGCATTTAAATATGCTTGGTTTGTTTCTGGACTAATATATTTTGATAAATTGCGGGTTGTTCTACGACGAAAATTTTGATCTAGTCCAGAATAATCTTTTAAATCATCCCAACTTTTATTAAAGGGATCTTGATGCCTAAAAGGATTTTCTTCTTTGTTCTGTGTATTAAGACCTACACGAATGTATTCTTGCTCATCACTCATTTACAGCATCCTTTCCATATTTATCTAATGTCTGTTGTGCTGCATGCCAAGCACCTAAGTCATTCATTGAAGGAATTAGTCCTTCTCTCATTCTTTCTTTTTGTTCAGAATATTCTTCTTCACTAATTCTTGTAAGGCCAGGAACAAAAACTGCTTTGCCTTCACCATCATCTCCATAATGCATGGCAGCCTTTCGTAGTTCTGCAATCTTAGATAAATCACCACGATCTGAAGGGATGTTCAAGATTGATCCAGTGTCGTCTGTAAACCACTTTCCATCAGACTTCTTATATACGTAAAGTCCCCAGTCATAGTGCTTATCTATTACTTTGCGACGAACATTTTGTACATACGGTTTACCAGTTTTTGGGTTAATTAGTGATTCCATAACCACAAGTATATCAGATTATACTGGTGTGGCGACAGTACTTGACCATTCTACTTCTGAGTATATTTTTAATTTTTCAGGCTGATAAATTAGCCCTTCTCCGTCATCAACTATAATTTTATTCGTTCCTATGTATGTTTTATAAATATCTAATGGACTAATTCCATAAAACTCCGATGATCCTATAACTAGCATGCCATCCCAAGTAAAGTTATTACCCCAGAATTGCCAATCAAAGGTTGCAATGCCATCTGTTAAAACCTTATACCATGGTCTAAGGGTCCTACTTTCAACCTCTTGCAAACTATTTGCTTGATAATATGCAATATTATTAAACAGTGCTGGACCTGTAATATTTATACTACCCAAATATGAGTTATATATCAGAGATGCTAAAAATGAAACACCAATAGATGACCATTCTTTAAGCGATAACACTGGCTCTCTTACCAAGTTACCATTTAAATAAAACGCAACCCCGTTATATTCAACTCCATTTTCATTTAAAACAAATATTTTTCCTCTATTTAGGCTATCGCTATTGGCTTGGATGTAAAACTTTAATATGCCATCCTTATGATTAATTTCAAATATTTCTGTTGCTGTTTCTGGAAAAGTATCTTGATCATATCTTAGCCAAAGTTGCATAGCACTTACTTTATAGGATGTTGCAAGTTCTTTGTTGATCGGAAGAGAAAGTCCACGATTTTCTAAAACATTAAGTTCTCCACGTACCTCTACTCCAGACGTTTTGGTTAAATATAAATATGGTGTGCTTTCTTTATATATGCTAAATGGATTTTTTGTTTTATAATCAAAATATATTCCGTTTTTCTTGTAAGGGAATAGGTCTACACCAAATCGTGTTCCAATAGGATTAGATGAATTGTCATTAAATACTTGAGACGCCAACTGCAGTTTATTTAGAAGTATGGGTTTGGTTAAAATGCCACGACTATTAAATTCAAGAGTATAGACTATCGCAAGATCATTAAAATCTTTTGTTTTAATAGGGTAGATTAATGTGTTGTTTAATACTTCAAACCTTGTGGTTTCCCAATCTTGATAATCTTTTATGTCAATAACTTTATGCTGATTTAATGGTTGTTCATTTGCAAAAGGTGTTGAAACATTTGCTCCTTCAGAAATATATTGAAAGGTAACATAACTTTTTATTTGTGCTCCAGTTGTATCGTAATAATATCCAGCATTTCCAGATTCTTCTGTTAAAGTTGTGGTAGTTGGATATCCCAAATTAAACTGTAAAAAATCTAAATCATAGTATTCTTCATTATTTTTATTTTTGACAAACTGCCCAAAATAAGAGAGTGGTAAGTAATCTTGCCAGTATCCAGCAACACCTATATCTATAAAATATTTTTGATATGCTTCAGAAGGCAAAAGCGTATAACTTGCTGTATGAGAAATTAGTGGTGAGCCATGGTTTAAAATGGTAATTCCATCTTCATTAAAATTGTTTGATATTTTAGAAAAATTTGTTGTACTGCAAATACCAATAGAATAAATTCTTCCAGTAAAAGAATATTCTCCAGAGTTATCTCCACCTATGTACATCTTTAAAGAATTTTGATTTCCAAAAAATGAACTTACACTTCCACCAAAATTATCAGAGATACTTCTTAAATTAAACCCTGCTGCAAAAATGCTATTTGCTGTTATTGGGTCTGACGTAAAAAGTAGTTCAGTATTTCCATTATAAGTTAAAAAATATTTAATTTCATCGGCATCTTTAACAATAGAAAAATAATTGCCAGTTTCAGCATTATATATTTTAAACAATAGTTGTTCGGAAACTAGATCGTGAGAACTAAAAATACCATAAAAAGCATCAACCTGGTTTGCCAAAATGTTAAACTTATCAAAATTAATATAAGTATTTTTAGAATTCCAAGTATTATTTGGTCTAAAAGATAAAAACTTATTATCAATAAATGGGCCAGATTCGTTATCTTGTATGGCTTGATTATCTTCATATAACTCTTCTAATGTTTTACCGTCTAAAAATATTTCAGGTAGCGAATACTCTGGGGTTCTTAAACTTGTTGTAGTTGTTGTTAAATTGTCAAAACTTCCTTGGTTCCACGATGCAAAGTCTGGATAGTTATAGTTTGCAGTATAGTTGGCAAATGGATAGTCTACGAATGCAGTTATTCCTCCATATGCCGAGTTAATTCCTTCTGGAGATATAACTCCTTGTCCATATACCCATCTGCGTTTTGCTACTGTAACTGGAATTTGATATGAATAAATTGCAACACAATCAATTTCAAAAGGATATACATTAGCATTTGCATAAAATCCAAGCCAGTCTTGACTATCCCCGTTATTATCAAGTTCCTCTGGCAAAGAGAGTGTAGATGTATCAAAAGACAAAGATAAAACTTCTTCTCCATTTATTAATAATGATGCTGAATTTCTAATTAGGCGAATATGAACAAGCATTGGCCTAAACCATTCACCAATAAAATGAGAAGCAAACTGATTTCCAATAACCAAAGTTAAAAATCCATCTTCAACATATAGTCCATCATCAGATGCAATTGGTCCAAAAATTTTAAATGGTGTTAATGTGTTTGCTGCTATTCTTGTCCAAAATTCAATTGTATAGTCGTTGTATTGTCCATTCTTATTTAAAAATCCTTTGCCTGGAACTATTAAGGATGCATCTGTATAAGGCTCTAACCTTGTTGCTCCAGTTGCTCCATATACTAGTGGAATTCCTGTATTTTTACATTTTAATCCACCCTCTGTAATATAATATCCAGAATCTTCTGCAATACCGTATGCCTGTGCTTCTACTGCATCTAGGCCACCATAGATACTTACCGTTGATGGAACTGTGGTCTCTGTTATTCCATTTAAAGAATATGTATTAAATTCTTCATTCCATTGACCTAAAGTAATGCCATTAAAATAAAATTGATTTTCTGATGTAAGTCCAGAGCCTTCAAATATTTTTATTTTAAAAACAATTCTTAATTGTGCAGAAACATTTGGAATTGTAAAAGTTTCTGAAATAAAACCCCACCTTTTATAAAGTGTGCTTGTAAAAGTTTTTAGTTCTTGAACTATTTGAGATGTACTTGGATCTGTATATTCATAGCCAATAGAAACACTCTGTAAGTAAACACTATTTGAATAAAAATACGAGCCTATTGTAAAAGTTTCAAGATCTTCAAGCGTATTAAAATTTAATATATTTGGGCTAATTATTGATGCTTCAAGAGTTTCGGTAATCGGAACATCAACCTCAATTAGTGTTAAAGCACTATTTGGAAATGGCTCTTTAAGAGATTGAGATTCCAATGTTGCTGTTGAATCTGATACATTCCAAGAATCGGAAATATCTCGTTGTGCTTCAGAAATTAAACTTTTATAGTCAAGAGTATCGTCTAAGGCCCACAAAACTAATGGGTGCTCAGAATATATTTTTTCTGCATACAAATTTGATGGGGTAGACATATTTCTCCTATCCCCTTATTATAGCAGGATGGAAACTAATATAATTTAATCTCACACGCATCTGTTGAGCAGTATGCCTCTCCTTGTGCTTCAAGATTTTCTACTCCATCATAAATAGCAGACCAGTCAATCTTGCCAATTGTTCCAACATATGAGTTATATTCTTCTTTTGTTATTTGAGTGTATGGCTGTTGTGGATATGTTTGGTTGCCCATTGGTAAGAATGAAACTGCTTTCAGTTGCCCCTCGTACATATGAAGTGCTGGAGCAATATGCTTAGACTCTGATTCTTTGTCAAATGAAAGAGTTACGGATACGCCATTGTCAGACCAATATTTTTGAGCAGTAGCAGCCAAACCAATTTTTTCAAAAAGACTTACATCTTTTTCAGATCTTGGATGTCCAGATGCTACTGGAAAATATACTACTGAGGTGTTTGCTGACACTACGTCATCTTCAATTTTATACCCCGCTGCTTTAAATAAATGCAACATTGGATCTGTATTTCCAAACCTTATAGCACGAAGATAGAATTCTCCTCCTGGCCCCCAATGAACTCCTGGTGTTGCACCAGATAATAATGAAACAGATCCTGAA